GCCTACTACGCCGCCCATCTGGTCACCCAGCGGGTCCGGCAGGTGGGCGCCTCGTCAACCAGTCCACCGCTGACCCCTCGGGGGAAGGGGTGATGTCGACCTTCTACGGGCAGCAGTACGAGGCCCTGCGCCTCACCCTGCCGCTCACCGGCTTCGTGGTCTGATGCCTCTTCCTGTCGCCGCCTACGCCCCCCACGGGAACGCCCAGCTGACCTTCACGGTCAGCGGCAGCACCGTGACGGCAGATCCGGCCACAGGCAACCCTGTCGCCAGCACCGAGACCCTCGAGTACCTGGCGGCAGTGAAGCTCTCAGGCCCGAACTGGCAGAAGGTGGAGGGCGCCGACACCACCCTCTACCGCTGCACGGGCCGGCTGCTGTTCCCCGCGGCTCTCGATCCGCGGATCACCAACGGCAGCAAGGCCGCGGCGGTCATCAACGGCTACACGGGTCGCTTTGAGCTGACGTTCGACCTGGACATGGACGACGCCGTCTATTCCACGGTTCGGCAGTCGATTCAAGGCACGTTCCGCGTGGTGGGCGGCAAGCAGCTGCCCCCTCCGCCACCACCTGCCCCAGAGGAGGACTGAGGCCATGCCCCTCGATCTGCGCATTGAAGACGCCCTGCAGGAGGCCTGGGACGACCTGTCGGCCTACATGGGCCGGCGGTTCACCAACGAGATCAGCGACGAGAAGTGGGAGTGGCCGCGAGACCCGTCACCGCGGGACATCGTGGACACCGGCAACCTGCGGCGCAGCCTGCGGATCACCCGCGGGCTGAACCCCAACCAGCTGGAGACCTACTTCGACTGGACCGCCCCCTACGCCTCGGTGGTGCATGACGGGGCCGTGTTCAGATCGACCGATGCCGAGGGCAATGCCCGGAGCATGCCGGCCAGGCCGTGGACAAGACCCGTCCTCTACAACCCGGATTCGCTGGTGCGGTACTTCCAGGCCCGCTTTGCGCTGGCGATGCGGCGGAGGGCCGGGCAATGACCGTCCCTGCCCTGTTTGGAGCAACGATCCCCCAGCTGAGACAGGCCCTGCTCGATCTGTTCGGCAGCGAGCTGGGCACCTACACCCTGCCGAATGGCAGCACCCAGCCGGCCCTCTACGTGGTCGGATCACAGCAGGTGCCGCCGGACTGGCGCGTGGCAGGCATCGAATGCGTGCTGCTTGATGCGCCACCCCTCCAGCCCCTGGGGGGAGTCGGAATGCTCAAGGCCAATCGGATCTGGACGCTGCAGTTCCGCTGCTACGACACCGATCAGACCCTCAACGCCGTTCAGCTGCTGGCGTTCAGGGCCTGGCCATGGGCGCAGCCGCGTCGGTTGCCGGCGACCGACGACACCTACGAACAGCTCACCTACGAGCTGAACGACCCCGTACTGATCACCCCACTCTGAGGAGCTCACCATGGCTGACTTCGCGATCGGCGCCGCCTTCCACAAGGCGCACCGCACCCTCGTCCGGGCTGTGCCCCTGACCCCCCCGAACCGCCTGTTCGCCACCCGCGACAGCGCCGGTTTCGTCACCCTCCCGGGCCTGCCGCCGGGCCAGGGCTACATCGAGATGCAGGGCGTGACGTCCGCCAGCTTCCAGGTTGACGACAACGACCAGGAGTTTCGCCTCATGGGCGATGACGGCTGGAGCGATTCGGTCACCACCGGCAGCCGAGTCCGCAGCTCGATGCGCAGCTACTTCATCAAGAACATCGAAATCCCCGGTGGCAGCACCGTCCCGCAGTTCCGCGGCGACTACAGCGAGGACTTCGCCCTGGTCGAGCGGACTCGTTACGACAAGGAGTTCGAGATCTACTTCGAGCTGCTCAAGGAGATGGGCCGCCTGAATGGCAACACCGGCGACTTCATCTACGACTACGCCGGCTTCAATGGCGTGATCCGCAACTACAACGACGGCGGCCAGGCCGAAGGCCTCACCGAGATCTCGTTCGATGTGATGAGCCGCGGTCGCCCCGTGTTCGGCCGCTACAACGCGGGCAGCACCCCGCTGACCATCGGCCAGATCCAGAGCAGCCTGCTGTTCCTGGTGGCCGGCACCCGCCAGGCTGCAGTGGTTCCCGCTGACAACGCCGACAGCGTGTCCGTCAGCAGCAACATCACGGTGACCTACACCAGCAACGGCACTGCAGCGCTCACCCAGCTGGCCCTGGGCGACAGCAGCGGCAGCGGCTTCCGCCTCGAGGTGGCCTCCAGTGGAGTCCTGGTGCCCGCGGCGGTCTCCCTGGGAGGTGCTGGCAGCAACGTGGTCACCATCAACCCCGCCAACGACCTTGGTGCCGGCACGATCTATCGGCTGCGGGTGGCCGATGGGGCGATCACCCAGGCGGTGGACAGCACGGGCGCAGCGTCGCCCACCGGCAATCGCCGGCCCTTGGAGGGACTCACCACCACCTTCCGCACTGCCTGACGCCTCTAGGGTGTCGTGTGACGGCCATGGCCCCGGCTTGCCCGGGGCTTTTTCATGCACTTTCACCCCCTGCTGCAAGACGCCAAGGGCCGAGTGTTCCTGATCCACTGCAATGCCGAGAGCAACAGCCTCACGGCTTCGCTCCTGGTCGTAGATGGATTTGTCGATGATGAATGGCTGCAGATCAACGAGACCCAGAATCCTCACCTCCCATGCCAAGGCGTGAGCTATCTGGTTCAACTTCCGACAGAAGTTGTAGGCCAGCCGGAGCGCTATAAAGGGTATGACGTTGTGCTCCCCCTCAAGAGGCTTGGATGAGTAGCAAGGAACTGCTGTTTGATTCTTTCGGGCATGAGTTTGAGACGATCGGCAAGCTCCGTTTTCGCCGCTATCGCGATCTGCTCGGTGCCGAGGATGGCGAGATGGAGACCAGACAGCGGCGACAGCTTCAGGCCACTCTCTCCCTGATGACCCTGGCAAAGCGAATCAGCGAAGCCAAGGACATTCCGTTTGATGATGTGATCAGTCAGCTTTCGAGCGGCAACGTCTCCGAGCTGCCCTGGATCGCTGAGTTCAGCGAGGAAGCCTTCATGCTGGTCAGCAGCATGCCGACACAGTCCAGCATCGAGGACGAGCTCATCACCCTGTTCGTGCAGAGCCGCGCCGAAATTGAAACGGCTGATGGGTGGGAGCCTCTTGAGGACTGGCAGGCCAGCGACACCAAGCGCCTGCCCCGGCGCTTCCGCAAACAGATCATGGACTTCATCCGAGCTGAGCAGGGTGGCGAGGAGCAGGCCGCGGCCGGCAAGGGAAAGAGCAAGGCGTCGGCCGCAAGCTGAGCGTCGACGCCCAGATCAGGCAGCTGCGCGCTGCGCTCCAGGCCAAGCCGGTCGACTGGAATGAGATCTATGTGACGATCAACGCCAGCGGGTTCTCGGATCCGCGCTTCCATGCGGAGAGCTTCGGCCGTCAGCCCCGCCGCAAGATCTGGAAGGTCCTCGAGCTGGTGCTGAAGCGCGAACGAGAGAAGACCAACGCGGCCGCGGCCACCACCGCCAAGCTGGCGATGCTGGTTCAAGGCGCCGCCAGCATGGGCAAGGCCACCTCCTCGCTGCAGGACTGGCTGCCGTACCAGGTGGAGAACCCTGACGGTCGGCCGCGGCTGGCCGCTGATGCAGCCCAGACGCTGCGGGAGCTGATCCATGCGCGCGCTCTGCCGATGCCCTTGATTGCGTTCCTGATGGAAGACCTCAAGGACGCTGATGTGCTGCGTTGAGCCGCAGCCAGAATGAGAAAGATGACGGGGATCAGTGGAGGGAATCAGCCTCGGCTCAGCGTTTCTGCGGCTCTATGGCGACCGCTCGGCGCTTGATCGTGAGCTTGAAATCCTCAAGCGCTACACCGACCAGCTCGAGAAGAAGGGCATCAGCGTCAAGTTCGACGCAGATACGGGTCGCGCGACAAGGGAAGTCGATGGGCTGACCAACAAGCTCAACGGACTGAACGACATCCTGCGCACGGTTGGCCAGGGCCTGCAGGGCGACCGCAACGCCTGGGCGGGTCTGGCCCAAAGCCTGGGTGGGATCGGCGGTGCCGCCGGTGGCAGTGTTAGCGGCCTGGACCGGTTCGGCGGTGCCCTCGGTGGTGCCGTGGGGATGATCGGCAAGGCCCTGCCCGTGCTGGGGCAGCTGGGCCTGGCGGCTCAGGGTCTCCAGGCGATCTGGTTTGGGGTCAGCGCAGCGATCAACTCCGTGCTGCGCCCGCTGCAGCAGCTGTCGCAGGAGGCAGGTCGTTTCAACCAGCAGGTGGCCGAGGCCGGGATCTTCACCTCCCAGTCGTTCGCGATCCTGGGGCCTGACGGCAAGGCGATCGAGGGCACTGCCAACCAGATGCGGCAGGTCCGCGGCGTGATCACCCGGGAGTATCGGGAGATCCAGAAGGAGGTGGCGAAGATCTCCGGTGCCACGGCATCGCAGATCTACGAGGGCTTCAACCTCATCCTGCAGAACTCCAACTCGCTCGGCAAGGAAGGCGAGAGCCTGGCAAACATCCGCAAGCTGTCGACGCGGATCGCCGCCGGCGCCAACACGCTGGGTGTCCCCGGCCAGCAGATGCGCTCTGAGGTCCAGAGCCTGCTGACCGGTGATGTGCAGATCTATGACCAACTGGCCAACAAGCTCTATGGCCCCGGGGCCCGGGAGAAGATCCAGCAGCTGCAGGCAGAAGGGAAGTATTACGACGACCTGATGCAAAAGCTGGAGAAGCTCTACGACGGCCAGAAGGTCCTCGCTGATTCTCTCTCCAACGTTCAGAGCAACTTCCAGGATGTTTTCGAGACCATCAACTCGGAAGGCGCCCAAGCCCTGGAGCGTGGTCTCGCCGGCGGCATGAAGGCCGTGCTGCAGTCCCTGGACCGGCTCCAGGGATCGTTCAAGGGTGCCCTGCGAGGAGTGTCGGAGGCCCTGGAACCGATCCTGGCATTCCTGGGTGAGATCGGTGGCTGGCTGGTTTCTGCGGGATCACTGATCGCCTCTGTGGTTCAGATCGTCGGCGACCTAGTTGCCGTTGTCCTCAACGGGCTGGGAGTGATCATCCTCCCCATGATGCGAGGCCTGGGTGGCCTGATCCAGATCGTCGCCAAGAGCGTGCAGCTCCTTGCTGCACTGGTCTCCTCGATTCTGCGGCCCATCACGGCTTTCTTCCGGATCATCACCGGCGAAGCCAACAAGGGTGTGGACGATGCCCTGGACCCTGTCCTGGACTTCTTCGACAAGGCGATCGCCGGCGCAGAGGCCCTGGCGGCGGTGGTGGCCAGGCCGTTCATCGAGATGGCCAAAGGAGTTGCCTGGCTTCGCGGCAAGCTCAGCGGTCTTTCGGACAAGGAGATTCAGCAGCGGCAGTCCGAGATCGAGGCACAGTTCAGCGCCTCCATCGGTGGGGCAGCTGAACCTGATCTGCGCTCTCTCCGGCTTTCGAGGGGCACCACCGAGCTGCTCGACCAGCGCCAGCAGCGGCTGGGGACGGGCAGCACCCGCCAGCTGAATGAAGCGAAGGAGCTCAGCCAGCTGGTGCAGGACCGGGTGAAAAACGAGATCCAGGGCCTCGAGCAGGCCTTGAAGCTCATGGGGGCCCAGAAGAGCCTGCAGGAGCAGCTGAACCAGCTGGCGGAGGGACGCCGCGGCCTGCAGTCTTCAAGGGCCGCCTTCGCGGTGCAGCTGGCTTCCTCGCCAGAGGCTCGGTTGGCAGCCGAAGAGAGCCGCAACGACCTGGCGCAGCGACAGGAGCAGGAGCGGATCCAGGAGCGCCGCGCCCTGCTCGGCACCGAGCGGGAAATGCTGCAGATGCAGCTGCAGATCCAGCTCAGGCAGCAACGGCTGCAACAAGAGCAGCTCAAGATCCAGCGGCTCGAGATCGTGCTGCAGCGCGACAAGGCCGCGGCCGCGATCTCAGACATCCGACAGCGGATGATGCTGCTGCGCGCCAATAGCCCCGAGTACAAGGGCCTGCTGACCCAGTACAACGAGGCGGGCCTCGAGCTGAAGTACCGGAACCAGCAGCTGCAGGTGATCGATCGGACGGTCGGTCTGCAGCGCGAGATGGTCGGCGTCATCCAGCAGACGAACAGTCTGGAAGCCCAGGGCCTGAACATCCGAGAGCAGCAGCTGGGCGTGCAGGCCGAGATGGCCGGCCTCACCCGGCAGCAGCAGGCCCTGATGGCCGAGCTGCAGCGCCGCGAGCAGGCAATCACCAACGAGCGAGACCAGAATCTGCAGGTGCTGCAGGAGCTGATCGGGAATCGCGATCAGGAGATCCGTCAGCTGCAGGAGCAGGAGAGGGTGGCCGAGCGGCTGCAGAGGCTCACCGAGAGCCAGCTGGAGCTGAAGAAGGCCCAGGCCGCGGCCGCCACCCAGGTGGCTGAAGCGGAGCTCAGGGTCGCCCAGGCGCAGCAGCAGGCGGCCGAAAACCCTACCTCGGTGCGGGCGGTGATCGGTGCCCAGATCGAGGCGCTCGCGGCCGGTGCCC